AATAGCGATATCCAGGATCGTAGGACCTTCAATACGACTGAGACAGAAACTCTGTACTCTGTATTACTGGATGGCAAGCATAGTATCGTCGGAACGTGGGAAGGCGAGCTGGTTCGTGATAACTTTGCGATCACTATCAAGAAGAGTCGTGGTGAGAATCGTGGTGTTGTTATTACAACGCACAAAAATCTGAAGGACTACCAACGCACAAGAAACAGTCAGAATGTTGTCACAAGAATCCATGTCAAATCAACATTTAAGCCTGAAGGCGCTGAAAAGGAAACGACTATCAGAGTGAATGTAGATAGTCCTCTTATTAACTCTTATCCTTACATCAATGAAAAAGAGTATGAGAACAACAACGCAAAATCTGTTGAAGAGTTACAGAAATGGGCACAGGCTAAGTTCTCAAATGAGGGCATTGACAAGGTCTCTGACGCTATCAAGATTGAAGCTTATGAACTTGATGGTCAAGTGGTCCACATGGGTGATACAGTCAACCTCAAGAGCTGGAAACACAATGTCGATTCATTCAAGAAAGCAGTTGCTTATGAGTTCGATGCCTTGAAAGAAGAGTACATCTCTCTTACTTTTGATGACAAGGCAGGAGTTGGTGGTTCTAGGGTTTCTGGCGGCTTATCTAGCGCAGCTGATGCCATCATTGGTGTGACAGGAACCGCACAAGAAATCGCCCTTGAAAAGGCTCTTCAAAATGCTGACTTAGACTTTGATCATAAGGCTGGATTGCTTAGACAGGAAATTTCTGACGGTATTGAACTGGCCAGAGCAAGAGCTGAAGAAGTTAAAAGAGAAATCTCTGATACTATCAATCAGCGCTTTGACAGTTTCGACAATGGGCCTTTACAAGAAGCCAAGCGTAGAGCTGAAGAAGCGTTGAGAAATGCTGGTGCAAGCAGCTTGCTTGCTCAGGAAGCTAAACGGATTGGTCTAGATTCGACTGCAAAACTTGAAGAGTTTAAGAGACAGGCTACGAGCGCACAGACGGCTCTATCGGGTGATTTGGATGCTCTGAAGAGAACAGTAACAAGCGAGGTCAATCAAGCTTCAGAATATCGCATAACGACCACGGAGGCCCTTAGTCGAATGACTGGCCAGATGAATGGATTTGCGACGAAATCGGAAGTCAGACAAGATGTGGCTGGTCTGACTGAGACATTTGCTAAGCTTAAAACGGATACGAATAATTTGATTTCTGGAGCTAAAAGTGAAATCACTTTAGCAAAAACAGAATTCAAGAAAACAGCTGATGGATTATCTGCTAAAATGTCAGCAGTCGAGAGCTATGTTGGTCAAGATGGTCAGCGACAAGAAGCATTGAGAAGATACACTCGAGAAGAGAGCGCACGACAAGCGACAGCAGTCCGTGATCTGGTCACAAGGGACTATGTTGGGAAATCGACTTATCAAGAAGACGTGAGAGGTCTTGAACGTCGATTTAGTGCAATAAGCACGCAGACGAACAACGATATCGCTTCCAAGATTGCTCAATATAAGCAGACGGTAGATGGTCAATTTGCAAGTATCACATCTCAGATTGCTGGCAAGGCTAATCAAGTCGATTTTCAGCAAGTCCGAGAGACCAGTCAACTCTATGAGCGTATTTTGGGTAATACTGAAAATGGTATTGCTGATAAAGTCGCTCGAATGGCTATGACCAGTCAGCTATTTCAGGTTGAGGTGGCTAAGAATGTTGGAAGCGACAATAATTTAATCGTCCGTTCGAAGTCGATGGACAGGCATACGCTTGTTAATGAAGGCAATACTAAGAGAGTATTTGTGAACAATGGTATATTTACCATTCGATGCACCGGTAATTCAGGCTATACATTCACAGGCTTCACGCTACCACTTTACATCGATAGAATGAGCAGAAGTGAGACCTATACTCTTAATTTTAAGTATCGCATTATGGGACGATTAGACCATAATTTTGTGGTTGTTGCTAAGAATCACCAAGCGAACGAAGGAATTTTTTCTTCAGATGTAGCCACAAGTTCAACTGCAGTTTCAAGCAATTGGCAAGAGTTTAACTCAACATACACTATTAACAGAGATTTTGAATTTGGAGATAGTAGACTTTATCCGCTTTATTTTTATTTAGCTCAAAATGGCTGGGTTGAAATCAAAGAGATTATGCTCGTTCGTGCTTCTCAAACGAACGGATATAAAGCCAGTCAACTAGATGACATGTCTGAAGCTGTTCGCACGGTTCAGAGTCAACTTGCTGGCTCATGGGCTGTTCAGAACATCAACAGTGCAGGTGCAATCATTTCACAAATCAATGCGACTAATAATCAAATTTTGATTGAAGCTGAGAAAATTCGATTGAAAGGTAAGACCTTGCTTGATGAACTCACGGCTATTCAGGGATATTTCAAGCGATTATTTGTCGGCGAAGGTAATTTTGCTAAACTGAACGCTGAGATTATTGGTTCAAAGACTATCACAGCAGATAAGCTCATCATGGACCAGGCTATGGCTCGGTTGTTCGTTTCAAGCGACATCTTCACAGATACGCTTGCTGCTAAAGAGGCCTTCATCAACAAACTTCGGTCAGTTGTAGTGTCTGCGACCTTGCTTGAGGGTTACAAGGGTCGAATCGGTGGATTCCAAATTGGTACGCACGATAAGGATCCTTCTGCTTACTGGTTGACTGGGACGAATCAATTCGCTGTCGGGATGAGTAATGGTTCTGGACGATGGTACCAGACTGCTCTTTGGGTTAACTGGGGAAATAATTGGGATATTCCTGGGAAAAATGCTTGGTTTGTGAAGAATAACGGTGAAATGAACTGTTATAATACCGCACATTTCTGGAATACTCCGGTTGTGAACGGAAATCTTCGAGTTACCGGCCGAATTTTTTACGATAATAGATCTTCAGGTGGTAAGTTTGGGTATTGGATAAGCTCGTCTAGATATACATCTATCGAAGCGCACAACAGCTATCTCTATCTCTATCCTGACAGCGGGAAATACGACTGGATTCAGATGAATAAAGAAATCTCTGACCGTCGTTACAAGCATAATATCGAAGCTAGTACAGTCTCAGGTCTTGATATTATCAACAGCTTGAAAACGTATAGTTATCGTAAGGAATACGATGGCAAAATCGAGGACATTTCTTGCGGTATCATGGCGCAGGATGTTCAGAAGTACGTTCCTGAAGCATTTTTTGAAAATCCTGACGGTGTCTACTCATATCGAACATTTGAACTCGTGCCTTATTTAATTAAGGCCGTTCAAGAGCTCAATCATAAAATAGAAAAATTGGAGAAAACAGCATGAATGAACAAGACAAACAAATCAGCAGCCTGACAATCAAATCTTTAGGTGAGAAAGTCGGTAATGAGGCTACTCAATCAGCTACGCTCGAAGCCCTCTATACAGTAACTGCTATGGAGCTCGAGCAGATGAAACGAATCATCGAGTCGGACGAAGAGCTCAAAGCAAAATTTGAAGAAGTGAAAGGAAAAATGACAAATGGCAATTAACAATTATGAACTAGCAAGCAAGCCTTATACACGAGGTTTGGGCGACAATATCAAGACAGTGGTTGAAATCCGTCTGTCAGAAGGCAATCGGTACAGTACAAACATGCGTGAGCTAACAGGAGACCGAACAAATGAGCAAGAGGATGTCTTGATTCAAGCAGTGTTGGATATCCTGAAGGCTGAATTAGATCCAGGCTCTGCGATTGTGCAGGCGCAGAATAAGCTTGAACAAGCAGAGCAACAGATTGCGCACAATAAGAGCGAGCAGGACCGACTCTCTGCACTTGCAAATAAAATTGACAAAGTCGTGCGTGTCATGGCTCAAGATTCTATCATGGGTGAAAAAATCTCCTACGGAACAACCTACAAGGAACTTGTCGAACTCTTCCCACTTGTAGAGGAAGGTAAGGTCTATCAACCGGGTGATATGTTTGTGATTGAAGATCCTGAACACGTTGAATTGAATGGCGAAGGAAAGCGTGTCTTGATTCAGACAAATCAGGCTTTTACTTACAAAGGCGAATCTATCAAGCAACTTGAAGGTGGACCATCTCAAAATGGGTTACTT